TCTCCTTCTGTTTTGTCATCAGAACTTTCTATTTCTTCTTGCTTATCCTGATCATCATTATCCAACATTGTTGTTTGAGATGGAATCTGTTCATCATCTGATTTCGGTGGAGGCGGAGGACGTTCAAGGTCTTTCGCAGATTCACCATTTATTCTCTTATTCGCAATGTTAAGCATACGCATTAAATCAACACTACGATTAATTCTGTCTATGGTTTTTGCATCATTACAATTCTCAGCATCTAGCAATAATTGAAGTTCTTCAGTCAACAATCCAACAGGATATACGGGTCTATCATATCCATATTTTGCACCCTTACAGCGGTAATTTAGAATATTTGTTACATCAGTTAAGAAATTTACAGATGGACATGGCCAGTGCTTTAAGAATATTTCATCAAATCTCATCCGTAGATACTTCTTAATGCCTGGATATCTTAAACAGCCCATTCTTTCACAATAACCATCTTCAATAATATTCCAAACATCTAGAACACCATGAACTTCAATAAAAACCTTCACGTCATCATCATACTCTGTAAATAATGCGTGACAAATTTCATGGGCTGTAATACCAGGCAGTGTATGCAGTAATTCATTTTGAAATGGTGCAACTGATAATACTCTACTAGACAAATTAAAGTCAGCATTTGTTGATAACTGTGCTAATCTGTTCGATGAAAAATTTAGAGTAATATTTTCTGCTGCTAGTAACTTAGCCAATGACGTCAATGATGCATAGAAATTATTTAATTGCTCTGCATTCAATACCGGTATTTCACCAGTTTTTGACCATATGGTCATTAGTTCAACAGGAGTCATTTAGCAAATTCTGTGACTAGCATGGAGTCCCATAACGATACTAATGCACCAACAACATCTGTATCTTTTAGATTAAGTGCATCTTGTAGAGCCTCTTTTGCTTCATCACTATTAGGTAATAAGACATTATAACATAAAAACATCTTAGCGACACTTTTTATTTTACGAATGCTAACACCATCAGTTAAGACACCATTAGTTTTCGCTTCTTGAATTTGTTGAAACCAAGCACCTAACCCTTTTATTAATTCAACGGCCAATGATGGAAACTCATAACGTACGATAGCTTCTATTTCAGTTTTTGAAGGAGGAAAGAATTCTGTCGAGGTATCAAATCTATCTAAGAATGGTTTTCCGATAATCTGACTAACAACGAAATCACCGTTCATATCACCACGACCCTTTGTGTTAGCAGTTGCAATAACACAGAAGCCATCAGTAGGATAGATCATGGTATTTGCCTTCTTCATCAAGATACCTTTACCATCTAATACTGGGTGAAGATCAATTAGCAATTGCGGATTACAGGCATCGCAGTTATGAGAAGGTATTCCATTTTCCGTAATGAATGTGTGGTTTTTTACAACAGACAAATTGCGAACTTTACCTTTGCCTATTGATTTAATTGATGTTATTTTCATAAATACCTTAAAAGCTATAAATAATGGTATATTAATACTGCTGAGAATAAAATGGAACTTATTGAACTTCAAAATTTAATGTTGGTTAGAAAAAATGGTGAAATTAATAAAGGTGCATTAAATCGCTACATATTATCAAAAAATGAACTATTACAAAATAGAATTAATGAATTAACCTCATTTTTAGATCCATCTATTAACAATAACTATGATAGAGTTTTTTGTCTTCTTAATAAGATCACTGAACCTAAAAAATGTAAGTTTTGTGAAAAACAGATTAAAGTATCAAAACAATATAAAACATATTGCAGTATAAAATGTACAAATAATTGTCCTGTTCATAAAGAAAAACAGTTAAAAACCTATACCACAATTGATCAAGCAACTGGTAAATCATCAGCTATGATCAATGCTGAAAAATTATCAATAATGCTAAACACCGTAGATGAAAAAACAGGATTAACGAAGGCTCAACTTACGGGTAAAAAAACATCTAAAACTATATCTATGGTCGATGCATTAACTGGAACAACTATAGCAAAAGAACGAGGTAAAAAAATATCAAAAACAGTAATGAACATTGATGCATTAACTGGAACAACTATAGCAAAAGAACGAGGTAAAAAAATATCAGAACACCTTAATATAATGTTAGAAACTGGTGAATATGAGAGTGAGCGTAGAGCAAAAATGGCGTTACATACCATGAAGATGGATATTGATGTTAATACTGGATTAAATCGATCACAGCTTCGAGCTTATTATGGGGCTTTAACAAAGGAACTTAAAAATCAATCTGTTATTTCAATGTTAGGTGGGAAAAGAAAAGAATTTACCACATATTATCGATTAGTTAAAAGTTTTACCAGACAATCAAATTATAAATCTTTACCAAATTTTGATTATTGGGGTAATCATGCGACGGATGAAAATGCATATCACTTAGATCACAAATATTCGATTCTTCGAGGATTTATCGATAATATCCCTGCTATAATAATTGGTAATATTGTTAATCTAGAATTTATTCCATATAAAGAAAATCTTAAAAAGGGGTACAAATGTTCTATAAACAAAAATGAATTAATTGCTAATTATAATGCTTCTATATCATCACCTACTGCTAAACCTGTTGATATTGATGATTCAATAATGGTATCACCAACATTTTTAAAAAACGGATGATTTGAATTAGCAATAACAGTTCTTCCATCTTCAAGAGTTATTTCAAATAATTCATCTTCACGTTCAGATATTATGTATCCATCATCATTTTCTTCTTTACGAGTATTAATATTAAATGACACAATGGGGTACATAACATCTTTTTCTAAATCTTTAAGTGGCACAGCTATCCAATTATCAACAGTACCTATTCTAACTTTTTCATTTTCATCAAGACATTCATCTAATAGCAGAAGAGCACCCATCTCCATAGCAATTGCTACTGGTCCTTTTCGCATAATCGTTTCACCATTTACTAATCGCAGACCACCCACGATGTCATCTACATCGGTATAAAATGACATATTGACCATCACCACGGCACGTCGTTGTTGCTTAGCAATTGATAACACAGTAGAAGATTTACCTAAGCCAGTATCACCATGAATCCAAACGTTGATAGGGTGTTTTGGATTCATTAACCGTTCTAATTTTTGATAAGATTTTGTCTTGCACATCTTGTCAATAGATGGATCAAGAGTAGCATCTATTTTTGTGGGATCATAAATCTGAAACCCATCTTGAATATCTGTTTCTGAACTCATTAAGCTTCCAATGAAACAATAAATTTACCACCAAACACACAACAAGGTAATAAACTAGCAACTATTTCTGAATCTAAATCTTCAATTGAGGTTATGTTTGTATCTACAAATAAATTATTCAACGATCGGCCTTTAACACAAGCACTCTGCTTAAGAAAAGTCATCCTACTATTGTTAGTTAATAAAAATTCTTGTTGTGTTTTGCGTAAAACATAATCGTTGCTATTAGGAATTTGAAACATTGCCGAAATATAGTCATATGTTTTTTGAACATATGCAAATGACTGTACACATTGCGCATATGGCATAGCCTTAATACTACCACAAATAACTAATGAAGTCTGATTCTGATTTAATACCGTTTGAATGGATAGTAAAGCTAGAATGAATGATGTCCGTTCACTTTTATCCATACCATCAATCTTAACAATAAACTCATCTTTTTCGTAATTGTTAAGCCATTGGTAATGATGCTCTTTTAAATCGACACCTAGCACTATCGGTAATACTTCCGATAGTGCTAGACGGTCTTTATAGTTATTTTGCATATGGTTATATCTTATCCATTATCGGATTTATTATAAGGTACTTATTGGATTATGAAAAAAGGGAGATGATTAGTCTCCCTTTTTATTCATACAAGTGTTATTAACGTACGTCGAGCATGGCCTTCGAAGGATCAGTGAAGCCTTCGGTAACACTGCTCTTCTCATTAATGATCTGGGCATCAGCCAGACCTTGACCTGGGGCCTTACTACCAGGAGCACGTTTCACCTTAACAAAATTGTAATGGAAGAAATCAAGTGCATTCATACCATTCGACAACTTAGCTTGTGACATCAGTTCCCAAAGTGAATACTTATCTGCGTGTTGACTGGTAACAATCTTCTTAAGACGACTCTTATCGAGTGGGTGAAGTGTTTCAATAGGAATATAATGGATTGTGCCATCTTCCTCACGCTTCAAAACGGCTACTTCACGCAAAAGACCTGTATCATCAATGTCAAGTTGCTCGATATGGTTTAATTTCAGTTCAGCCATGTGTTACTCCTATGTGTATAATTAAAATCGTTCAAAAATATGTGACAACCCGCGGGGTGTAGTAACAGATTTTATGAATCTAAATGGACCATACTTCTCATCATCAACTTGCTGAAGCGTGTTGATAACCCAAAAATACCTCTCTACATCTGCAGCACCGGTATTAAGATAATAGATACTGAATGCCATACCATTACTAGATGCTTCAAAAACTACATCAAGTATTTGTGCATTCGCACTCATCAAGATACATTGAGGTCGGCCATTGACTATCAGTGTCTTTCTCTGTACTACCATCATCAGTAAATGCTCCGTGTAAAATAAGTGGTTATTTGTAAATCTATTTATTACATCACCGATGGTATAACCGGTCAAAATTCTATAAGCGAATTTTTAGGAGTGTCAGGAATATCGACTTTATCAGCACGTCTATTATTTGCTACATGGGCTAACACTTCACTAGCACTCATTGTCACGGTGTTATCTGTGAAAACGTTATCAGAAATCGTTTTACGATTAATGCGTTTTATGGCAGTATCTGATGCGTGTCTACCTGTAGCAGCGAACATATCTGCATAATTAGTCACATTATCAGATACCTGATTTAATCCATATTTACCACACCAACGCAGAAAATGGAACATATTCCATTTACCTTGAACAGCTAATTCTTTATCAAGAGTTTCATCTATTAACGAACGGATTTCTGGTGGCTGTTCGAATAAATCAACAAGCAATTTATTTTCATCAAACAGATCACCTACACGGAAAATTTGCCATTTTTCCTCATTTAGAGGATCATCTGGATCAACAATTTTCCAGGTGTCATTCATTAATTGCGTTTTCTTATATTCATCTTCAAATGCTGCACGAATACGAGTTGTGCGTTCTCTAGGTTTTGCTGATGGGACATTGTCGCCGCCATCACCACGCATACATTTTTCAAATAGATACCAAATTGGATCAAAGTCCTTAAACTTTGTCTCTAACAAACGGTCTTTACCAGTATCAGGATTAATCAATGTTACATTTGGCAGACGATATAATTGCATAAAGTCTTTATCACTAGACACAATTACGACTTCATCACCTTCACCAGTGAAGCGTTGAGTATAGCCGGCAATAAGGTCATCACCTTCTAAATAATCACAATGCAATGTAACAATTGAGGTGTGATGAGTAACCAATTCACGAAAATTATCGATGAGTTCAAATAGTAATTCAGCTGACGGATCACGAACTCGATTAGCTTTATACACCGTTTTTGACACACTTGCTGCACTTTGTGTATATGCCTTGCGCCAGTTTTGACGTCCTTCGAATACAACTGCTACCTGATCTGGCTTATGAATTCGATAATGCTTTAGCATAGAACTGAGTGCAACGTGTAAACAAAAACCGAGCTGGTGCTGTGCTTCATCAACATCATTGAGTTCACTATTGATAGTGGATGCTTTAATCTTATCCTGGTTCATAGCAAAAACCCGAAAAATAAGGTTGGGAGTATCAAAAATTAGTCTCTTCATTTTGTTTCCAAATTAATTCGTTTTATAACACACCAGCCTTTTGATTTACCACGTGTTACAGGACTAGCATCATTTTTTAAAACTTTTTGTTTAAACACCACATATGATAAATCATGAATAGCGCAAATACTTAATATGTCGTCTGTTATTAACTCATCACCATTTGGGGTTTGTAAATACCAGGTAAAATATTTCATCTTTATGCTGTAATTACATTTTTTACGGGTCGGTTCGACATATTTTTCACCATTACACTTCTTTTTATGCTTCATTAATGTGTTAATTGAGATAAATCTACCACATTCACATTCAACCTTTTTATAATGCTTGTCTCTCATGAGACCCATATCTTGAGTACCATCAGCTATTCTTTTCTTAGCAGCTTTTGACTTTTTAATCCTTGTTTCATCTGTATCGGCATGCCTGTTTTGTGCTGCAACTTTCAGTTTTGCCTTTGTTTCATCAGAAATAATTCTACCGGTCATCGACTTTGACCGTTTTTGTTTCGTTTCATCAGATTGTTTTTTACCTTTATTAGCATTGCTCAAATTTCTTTTAGCTTCTTCTGTCATCGGTCTACCGAGATTTAAAGCATGAACATTTTTAAGACGCTCACGTGTTTTATCTGCGTTAATTTTTGCTTTTTCTGGATTACGTTCTGCAAACGATCTACGATTTTCTAATGCCTTTTTTGTTGATTGCTCATTATACCAGAACCATCCACCAGTACCACCTATAGAAACATTATAGCAGCTTGGATCATTAACTAATTTCGCATTAACTATTTCTTTTTCTAGAGCATATGCCTCTTCACGAGTTTCACATATTTCTAAAATTTCTTTTCTGAATACATCTTTACCATACTTTAAAAGTGCTTTATTTAGATATGAGCCAGACCCTAGATACTCATCATCTATCTCACCTTCATGCACACCGATGTAGTATTTACCGTTTACCGTGTTTGTTGTTTTGTACACATAAATCACACGAATCTCCAAATAAGATTTTACACATCTTATTTATTGATTCGTGTATTAGTCACTAAATCCGGTCATATTTAATACATGCAGACCTAAACTTCTATACTTCTTGATATGCTCATCTTCAGCTATGCGTCTATTATCTTCAGTTGTAATTTCTAAACATGAAACATAAAGCGTAAATTTATTAGAACTGGTTTCTAAAATAATATCTTGTATTTGAGAAATAGTTCTAGCATTATCATACTCCTGTGTTTCACCAACATTCTTGTAAAATCTGATTCTAGCCCGCGGATCTTCCTGTTTACATTCACCTATTGCATGACTCCATCCTGTTGGACTGTTAGGATTTTCAATGCTAACACAGTACACAATAGCTTCGCCTTTTTTGAGAAATGATGGAAAATTGGCGTCGTATATAATTTCACCATCCTTAAAAATAGGATGTGCTAAATCATTATACGGTTTGCGTTTAGATGTTAATCTAATTGGCGTAAGATGTCTTGCTTCTTTTCTTATATCATCAATATTGTAATTCATAAATCACCGTTATTTGCAACCTTTATCGTTTGAGTTCATTCATATCGCTTGTAAGATCAGGATGAGAATCACTACTTACCATATCATCTTCCATTGATTTTGGCATAACCAATGAGATGAGAAAATGACGAACCGTTTCTTCTTCGTTAATACCGCTAAATCCTAATTCACGAAGATGAGTTATAAACGCATCATTGTAATCAAATTCGATTGGTACAATTCCATCTTCAATAAAACCGTTGAAGGTGAAACTGCCCCATGGAGTCTTACTTCTCATCTTAAAATATTTTGCTAAATTGAATTTCTTTAGCCAATTCCATTTCATAGCACACCACTTTCTATCTTTTTGCGCATTTTGTATGCACTAATTGCCTTTGTCATAACAACTGCAATTAACGGTTTTAACAAAGCTGCATATTTTTTAGCCGTGAATTCTGCATATTCTTGTGAAAGGACATTAACATCATCAACAATCAATGTGCGATCAGCTAATTCTAGATATGTTACTTTACCACCAATTTTAACGCACATATGTGGCTTAGTCGTATCATCGTTTTGATAAATCAAGCTAAACTCTGGTTCCCATAATGCTCTTGCTTTTTCTGCGTTATGGAAACGTTCTTCAGCATTTTTACGACGACCATCAGATTTGATTAAATCTGATCCTTTATCGCCATTTGCATAGGTATCTTCACTCATTTGTTTTCCTTTATCTATTATGCGTTATTGCACATTAGATATTTATGTTGCGCCGCCCTCATAGCCTGGACAATCAATTTTATCCAGGCTATGAGTATTAATCGCCGATCTTAGGAATAACAGTAAGTCGATGGCCGTTAATATCGATATGCAAAGTGCCTGCTTCACCAAGCTTCACTGTGGTTACACCTGCAACCAATGCAGCTTTTAGCAAAGGAAGTAGTTCATCACTCACATAACTATGAACATCAAAACCTTGTTTGGTGGCTTCAGCATCTGTGCGAATCCAAGTAACCGTGTCTGCGACAACAGCAGTAAACACATCTGAATTTGTATCAGTACATTCCATTGTAACGGCACCATCACGGGTAAGTAGGACAAGACGCTTGCTGCCCATAGACTTAGTACCAGAAGAAACAAGATTAATTGCTTCAGCGCTAATATTGAATTCCCATGAAAGGATATCATTGATAGCTTTTGGTGCTTTGATGGTGTTTGGAGCAGCACAACGGAATTGAACCTTAGCTCCACCACCTGCTAAGTCAAGCTGCGAAACTTCACCATTATTACCAAGTTTAGCATCAATGGTTGCTGTGCCACCACGATTTACGATATCGAGACGACTACGAAGAGTATTCAGTTTGCTAAAACCAACTTTAAGTTCACCGAAATCAGGAAGATTTTGACTAGAGATAATAACAACAGTTTTGTCATCATTAACGCCGCGAACCTTACCGTCTTCTATTAGCAAATTGTCAATATTTGCCGTTGAACACGTTTCAAGCAGCGCATTCAAATTTTTAATACTATCTGTGGTTAAACGCATTTCTTCTCCTATTTGCGGATTTTGAAAACAACTCAGCCATTCTAACAGAATACACTGCTAGAACAGCTGATTAAAAAGGGATGTTTAAGGGTGTGTAATTAAGTGATTATTATATCACATTTTCAACTCAATGTAAACATAATTTGTTGCCTACAACAACTAACTGTTCACAGTCACGAGCTTTAGCCAATAACAAATCAACCTTTTGACTATACCCATCAACTAATGATTTAATCAAATCATCAGATAAAATCGATGCTAGCTCACAGTCGAATTCACCAGATTGGACCAGAATCTGATTGTAATTGACTGAAGCGATAGCTGAACCTATATTAAAAACTGCATCTTCGAGAGTAAGTTCCGCTCGAATCATATCAGCCTTTGCCTTTTGAATCACGTTACAAATAGCTACTTGCAACTCATACTGCAACTTCATAACAATTTCATCAAGACTTAACTCATTGGTTTGGCTCGGTGCCGTACCCGAACACCGAGCCAAACCTTGCCTCACAATCACATTATCAATAGCCATAGTTATTTTCTTTCTTAGAGTATTAAAGAATCACTATGATTCTTTAAGTATGCTTTTTAACAGTGTTTTTTGCTACAAGATTATTATATCATACTGTTACAGAATAGATATAGTGATGGAACTTTTATGTTTAAAATAATTAAAACTCTAGTAAAGAGTTAACAAACGATCCTTGGACGGTCGGTACCTCCCATCGTAGAGCAGCATAGATGCCTTTTAATTTAGCATCAATCATTTTCTCTTGCGTCAGACTTACGTCAATTTCAAAGTGATCATAAAACCACTTAGGAATATTCGTGATATCATTAGGAATGCCTATAGAAATGAAACCGAACGTGTTTGGCAACAGATAATAAATGCGTACTTTATCACCGGAGCGTATCAGCTTATCATCGGTGTTATTCAGCTTAACCATCTCATTAAAGTTGATAGATGCTCTAACATGTCCTGGTAAATTAACGCGCTTAACACCGCGTTTCTCGAACAGCTCCCATTCAGTATAATATTGCTCAAATTTATTGACAGACTTAGCAACGCCCATTGCAACAATAAACTCAGGAGTCATAAGACGTTTACGCTCAGCTAGCACAAATTTTTCTATTGATTTCTCATCTTGACCACGAAGAATTTTATCAACCACATCAGATAAAAACTTTTGAATCACTTTTGGTGTATCTGATTTCTTAATTTCAGAACCCATTGCTTTAAACTTTCCATCTGGGTAATCATTTCCTTCAATGTTCAAACAACGCAGCATGTACTTCTTTTTAGCTTGGAACAATCCACGTTCAGCCACGACTTCTCTACCCGCCTTAATAAGATCATCATAACCAGGAGTGCATAAGAAAGCAGTACGCATAAACTCAGGAAACATATCATTTACCAATGATGCAATCTCATCAGCAATAAGAATTGCCTCTTCTTTATTACGTGCACGAGTTGTGAAGTAACTTGAGTCGGTATCAGCTGTAATTAGGACAGGACATGTAGTGGTATATCCATGGGTTACTTCACCATCAGTCAAGGTGACAGTTTCTTTCGTCCATTCTGTCGGTTCGCCTGTGATAAGCTCGCCGATCTGGCAGTTCATAAAGGTTGTAATTTGACGACCGCAAGCAGTAGTTGATGCACCGAGTCTGTCATCGAAGAATTTAAAGAACCGATTTAACAAAGCCCCGTAAACTGAATTCATTTATGTTACGAGCTAATCGTTACCATTAGCTCTCTTATAGTTGCCTACAAGATCAGACTATATCATCACCTGTTCTAGGTGTCTGGCGCTTCGAGCTCACTAGAGCCCTACTCCTTACGGATAGTCGTTGCACCTTCTACATTTCTGTAGCTTGGCTCAGGATTGTCCACGTGGGATGTTCCCTGAGTTCACCAGATTTTCTGTACTCATTCCTGAATACAGCCTCCATTTGCTTAAAGGTTTACTTTACGGACGCCTTGCAAAATATCATATAATGCAGATTGAGATTCCGCATACTTGATCTTATCATAATCTTCTTTAAGATACAGCTTACCATCAGATTTTACAATTTCACCTGACTTCAGTGCACTTTTTAACTCTGTGAAATTACCTGCTTGTATCAATTCTTTTAATTTATCATTGGTCATTAAATCTCCATTATCTTTTATCAAGTTGTAAGTTATCTAACACGTATTGCTTTTCAATGTCTGATAATTCGCATGATCGAGCAACTAGTAATATAGTACCATTTAGTGTAGTAAGTGAATCAGCATGTTTAAACTGTGGGAGACGTGAACGTATTTCAGAGTATACTATAATGTATAGTTTGCCACGTTTATCCTTAACAGAATCAGATGCTCCTGCAATTATACAATCTGCATCCTGACATATTTTTGATTTTGTTATTATATCACCGACGGTACTGAATATTTTACGTGGTTCTCCAGCACCAGTTAATGCTCTATCGATTGTGGTATTTGAAATTATATCACCATCTTTTACAACACCGAAAGCCACATTAATTATGTCAAGATTTTTATTAGGAGTTAATTTAGTTAAATCTAATTCTTGTTGATCTAACACTACACCAAATCGAATACCATTATCATTGTAAAATTCTATTATGCTTTCTGAAATGCATTTATACTGATAAGGTACTAGGTCCAACATCTCCTTTAAGATGCTCATTTTAACATCTCCATGAGGTCTTTGTTAATATCTATACCACAATCTTTCTTCAATTTCTTGGCTTCAGCTGCAAATTTCTTTTTCTTTGCCTGCATTTCTTTTCGTTCTTTAAACCAAACAGAAAGAACACCAGGAATAATACCTTGTCCGTTTTGATCAAGAACAGTACCATAAGCTGAAACAGCCCAATTCATTGACTTTAGATATGTATGCCATTCAGCACCTGACTTATCCTCAACAGAACCATCTTCTAAAACTAATCTACAAACAATCAGTTTCTTATCTTTTACTATTCTCCAATCATCTTCATATCCAGTAAATTGACCTACGATCTTTTCTGGAGATAAATTCAGAGAACGAATAGTTGATGGATACAGTGAGTTAATATCAACTGATCCAATCCATTCATGGAGACCAACTTTTGGTGAAAGTACAATCGCACCTTCAGCTTTTGAGCCTTTAGGTTTATCTGATTGATCTGGAACAATCATCTGACGTTCATAGTGAGCATAGTTGATAACTGCGGTTTGAGAAATACCAACTGTACCCATAACTGCATCAATGTTAGAAGTGTTACCATGCGCAAAATTATTTGCTAAATTGATATATCCAAATTTGATTTCGAAACCGACCAAACATTCTACGTCTCGAATATTGTACATCACAAACAGGATAAAATTATCACGGTACAGACTTTCTAAAGTACCGTCATATTCCAATTTACCAAATTTCAATTCCTGTTCAGCAATTGCTGACAAAGCATATGACGAACGACCTTCTAGATTGAATTTACGGAACAATTGCAGATAGTCAAGGTGAACACGTCCATAGATTCGAGCATTCATTACCTCATTACCAAATCGCTCTACTGTACCAAATTGTGGTGGTCTGCATTGTGGAAAACACCAACGTGTTGCTTGTGATGCACCAAGCACTAATTCGGTACGCTTGATCATATACGGTAAATCGAAGAATTCTGAGTTCCATCCTGATACTAAATCGACATCTTCTAAGATATCAAGTAGCATCGATAACAATTCACTTTCAGTTTTGCAGATAAAGATATCAGGACGAATCGTCATCCCAATTTTAGCATAATCTTCATCTGATGGAAGCTTACCATCCCAACCTGGTGGTGGTACCGCAATAGTCACAAATGAGTTAGTAGCAGATAACCACACAGTCACTGCATTAATAGGAGCATATGGATTTTCAGGTGAGCTGAATCCTAATTCTTTCTTATAATCGACTTCGATATCGATTAGAGCAATATTCAGTTTCGGTGCTGGCTTGCCATAATACTCATTCATCAGCACCTTCAATTCAGGTGATATGTCACTTTCATGTTTACTACGGCATTTTTGTGCAGCTGAATCGAATTCTTCACGTGATTCGAAATCATGGCGTTGTAATTTTACACCATAAGTTGACTTGTACTTACCATCGTCATCAGGGATGTAAAAATACCATGGAGCAGGGTGCCGAACGGTAACACGCTCGCCTTCATCATTGCGCTCAAATACAATCACGTTATCAGAATGACGATGATAAATCGATGAGATATAGTTTGATGTCATATTCTACTTTTCATGTGTGATATAAAGGCATCAAACATTTCTCTGTTTGTTTTTACTTTTGATAATACTAAAATATGATCGCCTTCATATGTATATTTTGCTAGTGGCCAATGCAACTCTTTTGCAACCTTCAGTGCTATTCGTTGATACAATCTAGTTCGTTTTTCTAATTCTTTCGCATCTGCATTATTAGATATTTTAGCAGAGAAGAAAACGGCATCTGACTTTACTAAATATTCTTTTGTTATTTTTACAATGGTTGAAAAAATCCCCATTGCCTCTCTACTAGTATATTCGGTAACTAAAGAGAAATCCATTTCTCCTTTTAACCAAAATAAAATTTGTGTTATTTTTTTATTATCAAAATATTCATGCACGAATAAACATATCACAGAATGTGTTGGATTAACATTAATTTCAAATGATGTTTCATTTTTAGTATCACGACTTATTACATAAGGATATGGGTCCCCATCTAAACTTTCTGTTATCTCAATATTACCGATAATTTCCACTACATCTTTGAATTTTAATCTTTTACCATCTCTATCCAATATGTCATAAATTTCATTGACTTTCAAAATTATCTCCAATATCTAGAAATGACAACGGAGAGTATATACTCTCCGTCTTGTGCTACAGAATACTGTTATGGTTGTTCTTGTGGCGTTGCACCACCGAGCATTTCAATTGCAATTTCAAGTTCAGACATTTCTTCAAGAGTCTTGTCAAAACCTTCTGTACGATACACACGAACGATTTGTGCAAACAGCTTTGGATCAATGTTGAGTGTCTCAACTGCATCTTCACGGACTGCCTTGATGTCCTCATTGAGAATAGCAACCTTAGCGTGATAGCTAACAGCTTGATCGATAAAAGTCTTCAACTTGGCTTTATCTGAGCTGTTATTTACAATGGAAGCGATATCACGGGTTTGAGGTGCTGCTTTAGCTTTACGGCCCATCTTGAACTCCTTTGAGTTTTACGTTATGAAATATTGAATATGCATTATAACATATGAGGAAGCATATGTAAACTTTATTTATCGGGATTAAATGATATCGAAACAGACACTATTAAAAGTGAATCGTTCAAATCCCTGTAATGTTATAGTTGTTCGCGATTGACCAACCTGTGCATTAACAATTAGATATGATATATCCAATTCTAAATGCTTTCTTGGATCGGTACTGCCGCCATACATAACTTGTATATCAGAAGCACCTATAAATCTTGCACACTTCCCAATAAGACTATCTTCGATATCTTCAAACATAGAAACTTTCTAATTGATATATTGTGATATACTAAGTATGAGAAATTATAGTGTAATTGATATATTGCAATATATCAATTACGGGTTTCTACTTTATCTTTCAACATTTTAATACTAGCACTAACGTTTGCGCACATTTTATTGGTTGCTACATCACGGTAATTCGGATTTATAATGAACAATTTGATCAGTTCACTTTCTTCCCAATTTTCATCTTTGATTCGTTGATCAAATTCTTCATCACCTGATACACTACGTGCAAGGATTGGATTTGTTTCCCATTTAATCGTAAATGGTCCAATATCACTAACTGATGTCATCGAATCTGCTTGTTTCTGCAGTAGTTCACTGCAGGATTTAAAGCAATGCATATAATCAGGAAAAGAATTCGATACCAATACTGCCTCAGATGCAGCAGGAAAAGCTTTAGCTAGTAAAGTGTTTTCCATTTTATCACTATGCAGTGCCATTCTAACATTAAAAGAGTATGACATTATTGCACCGTCAGTGTTAAGTTTTTTAAATCAGAAACATTCGTTGCCATTAATCTTCCACCAAGCATAACAGAATCATCGCTATTATAAATTACGACATTTGTCATTACACTTTTATCCCAATCTGAAAAGTCATCTTGCTTTGTAGCAGGGAAGAATGAAGGATTTTCCGTTTTGATTAATTCACCGTCACTTAACGATTTCAAGTTATCGGTAATATGTGTCATATAAATGTTAGCTTCTGCACCATTGTCAAACGGAGTCGAAACTATTAAGGCATGACTTATATTACGCAATGATGGGTCGATTTGCAAAAGCAAATCACTATATGCCTCAAACATATAAAAATATTCTTCTTTTTTAAATTCTTTTGTCATACTGCAGGACCATTAGTTGTATTTGATGTAATTTTTGATTGTGATAAACTAAAGCCTGTTACCGAATTAATAACATCAGGATAATTATCAAATCGAGTAATACTGATAAATGGATATATGTCTAAGAATGCATCATCTTTAATTCTAAAATCGATTATTTCATTCACTAATGATTTGTTAAACTGTGATGCTGTGCTCAATGGTAGCACAGCATTATAAACTCGGTCTAACGTAGTAAAAGGTCTTGATGACAACAGTAAATTAGCAGAAGATAAATCTAAAACGGTATTACCAGCTTTCAACGAACTAACAGAAAAGTAATAGTTGATAGGTAAATTGTACACATTCGCATGGTACAAATAATAATCTTCATTGTTGATGGTGCATTTTTGAACATTACCCCAATTAGATTGGGTGTTTACATTATGCTCAGCAATTAAATCATACGTAACATGGCTTAGCACACCGTAAACGACAATTTTTACGGTGCTAGCATCTATTAATGCGTTAGCAAATTTAACAGAAAAAGAAGCTAAATCTTTCGTGTAAGAACCAAGTAGTGGATTATTACTCGAATCTGTTGGGTCTAATGAATACTGTTTTACCCCATTCAGATATACGTGAACTTCATCATTTACGCTAAAACGTAAATTTTTCGAATTGATATCTAAACCCGTTATAATTTTTGCGCCTGGTGCTAAGGAATAAGTGTATTCAACAAAAGGTCTAACACTATTAGATAGCATATTCAACTGTAAAGTCAATCTATCACCAAGTGTGGCAGTTAATTGTTTTAAAGCAACAGTGATATAATTGTCAGATGTTAAAAAAGTGATCCATTGTGGATCACTTTTTGCAAGAACGGCAACAGATTCTGATCCACGTTGACGCCAACTATCAACTCCAGCCTGTGGCAGTGGTACTAATTCAGATCGTAATTTCTTCTCACCAATCTTTTTTAACTTACCTTCACAACGATAAGTAATGTTACATTTATCAAGACTTGGTCGTAAAGGATCCAATTCTGTTTCAATTTCGCGATTGCATTTATCACAAATATATCGTACGTATGTGGTCAATTTGATAACCTTTTAAGTTGTATTAGTAGTTATCACTATTTATCGATTCACAACTTCAGCTGAAGAAGGCAAAATAGAATAAAGATCGGTTAATCGAACCCAACGTTTCCAACCGCCTTGCATTTCATCAATCGGTGTTACTTCATAAAGCAAATGTTCTTTTTGAACACCTGCCTTTTTAGCCTGACGACCTGTCATTCTCACCTCAGTTCCATCAAAGACGTAGGTGAGCGTTTGATCGACTTCTTTTCCTTCTTTTCCTTCTTTTCCCAATACTTGATCATCCATTCTAACCACTCCATTCGCGTGTGTTTCATTTTGATACAGATATCACGATCATAACTTGATGCATTAATACCATGCTTTGCGACAAGCCAGTCTTCGAGAGTATATTCATCGTCGAGAAGTTTTTGTATCCAATCGCGCAATTTTCTGAAAACATCAACACTATTATCTTCATCATGGTATGCACTTTTAACTTCATCTAAAGCTATACAGATGAATTCGCCTTCTGCAACTGCTGGCCTCGCCGATTTCAACATTTTAGAACATTTCATCTTAATTCCCCAATTCACCAATAAATGTTACTTTACGAGAAAGCTGATAATCGGATAACGGCTGGTCATCATCAAAAAACTTCACATCTGCACGGGCATGTTCTTCACAGCGAGTTAACAACCAGTGACCGATTTGATAAAGGCCAGGTGCAGGTTTGCCACATTTATCACAGGTTGTACACGATTTAGTCATTGCTTCACCAACAATCGTATTCATCAAAGCAATCACATCAGATGGAATTGGCTCATAACCTAATGCAAGCATTTCATCTTGTTTATTAGCCGGGACATAATTGCAATCATAAATGTGATCAGGTAATTGCACATTTGAGATAAATGTGCAATATACTCGCAAAGTACCAAATTTTTCTTTTGATTGCTCAAACTTAAATCTTTTAAGATACTGAAGTGGTAGTTCTTCGTGCAAACGCTTGCACATATGCTCAAACAAATCAAACCAACCAGGATTGATAGACAAATCCATATTTCGGCTATTTACAAATAATGCTGGATATTTGGCTTTAAGGTCAGTGCCTCGTTTGTTATACTCTTCACGTAACATACTATTTCCTCAATTTATTTTTTACAATCATTTGTTTAGACCAATGTTTATCTGTCTGTACATGGTGAGCCCGCACATACTTTGCAACTCTACTTTCAAATTGCTCATAATGAAACGGATAAATTGAACTAACCACAATGCCTTCATGGCCTTCTGCAATAACCTGTTCAGCAAGTTTGATCAACGAATAAACTTCATATTCATTTTTAAACAGTAATTCATCAGGAGTAGCAAGTGGAACAATAGTCGCGCCGATTAACTCAGCGTATACTTTCAATTCATCCCAACTAACAAACATTTCAGTTTGAGTATTATATGCACGGAATAATTGCAAATAATTATCGAGACTGTCATAATGAATGCTGTGTTTTGCAAATAGCCATTCACCGAACAGTTGAATGTGTTCTGGTATTGCATACTTTATTGCAGCATGGAATGCCTTCAGAGCATCATAACTTTCATGGAGAGCAGTGTCACCATTACGCGCAGCTATTCCGTTTCTGCGTAGTACGACATTGCTACCATCCATTTTGATAGTTACACGAAGTGGAACATCAATAAAATCTGCAAGATTAGCAAATCCATTTTCACGAATATCCAGTTCATCAACACCTGGACTAAATGGAAAATACCTGGTACTCGGATACTTACAAAATATTCTTGTTGGGTGTTTTAATTCGATACCCCATTTAGTATGCCATTGAGGTACTTCAACTTCATCAATTATTCCAGTTTTCTTTAAGCCATTTGGTAGAATAACGGTATCAATATCACACCATTCACGCAAGGTTTGCGGGGTAATCATATCTATTTCAGCTAGCTTGTGATGTGTTTCACAAACGCTTGCACCATTGGAGAGATAATATCCACCAAACTGTGATTTATCTCGCCATAAAACCCGTTCAAGTAGATGATGAGCATCTACTGCTGGGGCCATACATCCAGGAACTACGCACGTGTGGTTATCACGCTCAAAAACGCCTTCTCGAAATTCATCACGTGATAACAACTTTTCCATATGCACCTTATTGTAATACAAAATATGATTGATTTGGTTGACTGTGTTCTGCTCTAAACAGATTAATGAGTATTTGCAACTCGGTTATTTCATCAGTGCTCAATTCAAGTTTGGAAACTGGACCTTCACCTTTATGAGCCTTACCTGATTGATCAATTTCTACCCTGTATACGCTTCTTATCTTCGTTGTTGTCGTCATCATTACTCTCCGTATTATTGCGACGTAGAAACACTGCACATAACAGACACAAGACAACACTATAAGCAGCCCAAGCGTAATGAGCTTCAATATAATTGAGAATAGCACTGAGAATTAGTATTAACTGAATTGCTATTATCGCTGATCGTAGAAGATTGATTTTCATATGATTTAATTCATTTGTTGATTTATTAAAATCATTATATCATATGATTAGTGGATAGTATACTACTTTATTGCATTGATCATCATATGGTAGATGATACTAGCTTGACCAGCTTTAGAAATATGACCTCTAGCAGTTAAAAACCAGGTAGGAAACATTTTTTCATTAGTGCTACCCATGCGTAAATGCTTTCGCATTTTTTCACAGTCCATAATACCTAATTCGAGACCCATAAGAAAATTACGCGGTGCGTCAATCATCTCCTCAGTAGGTTTTACTGGAGCAGTCACGGTTAATGATTTATCATATCTTCTACTGATTCCTACATCAGTACTGAAATCATCAAGCATTATGCCACCCATTCATCACTAGATACAGATTGACCATGTCCATAACGCGCCTCATTACGGTATACACGACCAACTTTTAGTTTAATTGTAACACCATTCACTTGAACAGTAAAGTACTTATTACCGTCAAATGACAACACTTGAACTTCCCTGATAGGTGCTTCATAGCCAACTTTGTCGCCGAGTTCGACTATAGGTTCGTCAGTATATGCTTTCATTTTTACTTTCTAAATATTTGGTGAAAAGTTCATTGCCATTTCAAGTTTACGAAACTGTATCATTGTTGAATCATCTGCAGATATCAATAGATACCATTTGTCTCTGAAGATAATTTTATGACAGGTATTATGGTTATACCAGGTATAACCATCTACGTTTGCTATCCACCCGTATGGTAATTCGTGTCTTACGGGATTACGATTATTAAAATCTTCAATTAATTCTGGAGCCAGGGTTAAATGACGGTTAGATTGATAATCAGTCAGCATCTTAGCGTGCCATGGGCATTGTTTAGCAACACTATCAGGTATTGGTAGCCCTTTACAATGAGCCTCAATTGCTTGATGCAATGCTATAGCATAATTACTAGCTTCTAGATTTCTCATTTATCACTCTTCGGTACACATTGTATAGCAACGAACTGAGCACCAAATTTACTCTCAATTCGTAATCCCTCTGCATTTAACCCAGCGTCATTGCATTTCTTAGTTTCAGAAATGATCTGATCATTAGTCAATGGCTTCCAGTCTTGTTCATTAACTTCTGGACATTGTGTCTCAACGGTTTTTTCATTATTACCAGTTAAGATATAAGTTGTACCAATACTAACCCACATCACAGAAAAGAGAAGTAACCAAATTTCAGCTCGTATATCTAAGATAAGATTTTTAAATTTATCAACCATATTAATGATGACTAATTCTAACGTGTTTCAAATTGCTAAAAATTTCGCCATGTTCCATCGTGCAGTAGAAATTACCATCATTGTCAGAATAACTAAATGAATAGACATCAAAATTTTCAAATTCTACCTTTTTACCTGGTAGTTGTTTGTCAATATATTCTTTCTTTTCTTCATCAAATTTATCCCAAGCTGCTCTCATTTCTTCTGGGGTAGTTTCACGGGTAATTTGAGGATATTTTGGATAATCATCATATTCATGGTCCTCACTAATAGTGCTAATGATAGAATCGATATTATTAGGTGTCTGTGCTAGCATTTCACGTGTAACACACTTAACAATAGATTCAACACTGATAGCATATTCATAATAATGAACTGTGTTATCGCCGGCAGGGAACATTGCCGCCTTAACATTATCCTCTGAAACCTCAAAGCCCTTTGGAAAACAAACAACAAAAGAACTTGAGCTAGAATTGCTAACAAAACCATGTCGAATTTTCATTTTAGGTCCTCACCAGTGATATTAAAATCGTTCATCATATTTTTCAAACGTTCAACTAATTGTGCTTTTGCCTTACCATTACAAATAGGGCATACATCCACCGGTAAATCACCGTGACCATTATCATTAATCCACGTTTCAACAGTTGGGAAACCATCATATTTAAACTCGTGACCTTTTTCACACGCTATCATTTCAACATCACTCAGACAGCAGTCGTAACCACCTTCTGTTTCACCTGTGATATCACACACACAAATGAACTTGAACTTGAGTTACTTACAAAACCTTTTCTGATCTTCATTAATCACTCCACTGATAATATTGATTGTCGGTAATACCGATTTCAGTAAGAAAATCTTTATCAACACTTTGGTATGATGTATCCACAAAAAGATAATTTGCATTACCACTAAAATCGATTTCATTTTCATTTAGATGCTTTTTCAATGCATCAAATTTGTCATTACCGATTTCACCACGAGCAATAACAAAGCTCGATGAACTAGAGTTGCTTACAAATCCATGTCGAATTTTCATTAGTAATTTGTCCATTTAATTTTGTTCATCGGAAACCTCATCGAATCCATCCAGTCCATAAGATCACCTTCACCTTCACCTGGCACATTATTACGCATAGACGTATACCCTTGTATTGAAGTAGATGTTCTATACACATCCCAGGTATCTCTATATTGACCGATTGGAGATGAACAATGACTTTCAAGAGCTTCAATTTGGTCAAATGTCAAAACTTCGTCAGAAATAATGAATGAACTTGAACTCGAATTGCTAACAAAACCTTTTCTAATTTTCATTTTGGCACCATTTTATCTTTTGTACAAAGTCTATCCCCAATTTCATCACCAAATATTTGCATCAACGGACATTCAGCATAACACCACATATCATGTCTATGGGGCACTGGTTTTCTATCATGATAACATACAAATGTTTCATGTTTCAATAACTTAGACACTAGTTTTTTTGCCAGCGTCTTCGTCATATACGTATAACAAACATCAGGGTTTGTTAATTCCTCATATTCATCTTCTGACAATAGAACATGATGTGTGAGTACCTTAGCCATCAGTTATCATTTCCACATTGAAGATAAGACTCATATGAAAACAGAAATTGTGCTAATGTTTCTTTGTCTGCAAAAATTTCTGTATTGTCACCTTCAGATGAGCTTGATGCACGGTCAACATAACCATTATCAACCCAACCACATTCATTCATTTTAAAACCATGCTCAACATAACATGCACCAGTTTTCTCCATGATCACATCTTTAATCATCTGTTCCCATTCAGTATTCTGAACAGCAAGAGCTTGAAGGAATGCGAAGTTAACCTTTGAATCTACATCGGTGTAGCATTCATCTTGCCATCCGAATTCTGTTTCGCCTGATAAAGTCGATACCGGCCATACTTCATTTTCATATGACGTTACTTGTGTCAATGGGGTATTCATCGAAATAACAACAAACGATGAACTTGAACTATTACTTACAAAACCATGTCTAATTTTCATTTCAGTATTCTTTCAAAAACATAAAATTGTCTGTGACAATTTTACCTAATCCATCATTGCCGATAAACAATTCAATTGGATCTTCAGATTCGTTACGGGAAGCACGCACTGTAAAAATTCTAAAACCCTTCTTAATCAATGTTGCACTTTTAACACCTTGAGCAATAGCATCACCGATATCATCGTACCCATAATTATCAAGTATGTCTTGCTCATCTTGAGCTTTGGCATTATTTACCAAATATTTCGCCATCGCTTTTGACATTTTGCATAATGGAGATGTTGGTGGAACAGCAAATAGCTCCTCGAACATTTCAACTGTTGGTTTGCATTGTGAACCTTTAATACCAATCACAAAACTCGATGAGCTCGAATTGCTCACAAATCCATTACGTATTTTCATTCACAATACTCCATCAAATTTGTCTTTAACAACTGCGCTTGATTAATTTGTTCAACAAAAATAGTCAATACGGATGTTGAGTCAATCTTCGTGCAATACGACAGTGCGCAGACATTAACTTTCCGCGCAGATTTGGTGCCGTTCTCATTTACAACTTTTACACATTCAACTAGCGTATTTTCGTTATCACGAAAAATGAATTTTGTGATAATGTGATAGCCTTTATAGTATGATGTAACAAGATCACCGACCGAAAAGTTAAGTGTGTCACTAGTGTCGTGTTTTATTGCACATCCTTTTGTTCCAAAGGCACATACCTGGCTGTTGAATTTATTAACTTCACAATTGATATTCATCTTTATCCTCGTGCATTTCACACATACCATGTTCTGTCCAACCTGAATATGCAATACCTTTTTCAGGCGAACATATCCAACCTTTTTTCATACTACATACACAATTTTCTGGTGCAGGTGTATTTGTATCAATAGCATATTGAACACGATCAATAGTAGTGCAATGATGAAAATCTTGTAAATGATATTTGCAATTACAGCAGCAATTACCGTTTTTATTTGATGCAGGATTACTCCATCCAAGCCAACACGGTTCCATATCAGTATGTCCAAAAATCAGCAAGTGGCATTCCAGTAGGACTTGTGATATCCCACAGACCACCGACAGTTCGTGAACTGATAGCATCCCAAGCTTGTTTCTCAGTTTCACAATCTACTGTTCGTTTACCATACCAATCTTGAACGGTAACAATAAAATTAACTGTCATTTACAGAAACCTCGCAACAACAGAAACCGTATCAGCTGCATTTTGTGCATCAATTTCCGCTTGTGTTTTAATCGGAATAAAACGTTTACGATCAGATTCAACAACTGCACTAGCTGCTCTGCCAACTTCCGGTCCATACAGATCATACACAGGACAAAGATATACTTCACTAGCAATATGTTTGTTATCCTGACAAGTCAAACAACCTCTAAATCTACGCACCTCAGGTGAATGCCAAACTTCACTGTCAAAGTCTGTGATCGTTTTAAGATCGACAGTACCCCAATTAGGCAGGCCTTCAGTAAAACTGCAATGTGACCAAATACCATCAACATTTGCATAACCGCTGAAACGATCTGATTCACACGATTCAGAAAGTTGTGATAGCAAATCAAATTTTGGATGCTCCTTCATTGCAGCCAAAAACGTAGGTGCAGAACAACTATCAAAACCAATACCGATACCATGACTCATTGCATAGTTAACCAAGAAACGGTATTTATCAAGGTCTTTGATTGTTGTCCAGGTATTACGTTTACCTTTTGGTTTCAACGTAAGAAATACCAGTGCCTTCATTTTTTCAAGACGCGGATCATCCTTAGCATCATTTACCAATTCAAAACATTGATCGTAATTCTCGTTAGCAATGACACTGTGAATATTTACCTGTGCGATACCGGCATCAGTAAGTTTCTTAACAGCATCATAGCAGATATCTTTGTTGTCATAACGGCTAACAGCAATACCACCGCAATACTTTGCGAGAGTTGCAACCCATTCATCAGTCAGACCAAAACCATTGATTGTTAGGTTAGGCACAACGCCAGGATTATGTTCATTGTGTCTACAGTAATCGAACATCTTAACGAGATCAGGGTTGCCGGGCAGATGCTCAATAGTGTATTCATAATTATCTGTATCCTTAAAATAGTCATCTTTACTAATAATTTCCCAATTATCTGTCATCTTTTTTCCTTCTAGATTCTGAAATTTTACGTTTTGCATCATCTGAATGATGTCTTCCTTGCATAGGGTTTTTGTTTGTTTTTTTGTAATCGCGTTCAGTTATATTGAGCTCCTTTAGTAAAATTTTAATTGATCCATAACCTAATTCGGTTAATTCACCAACTTTAACTATACCTAATTGTTCAATAACATACAACTGTTTCACAAGCGCTATTTGCTCCTCCGTTACTTTATCTATCACCGTTTTTAACTTTTTAGGTTTTAGTAAAGCTCTTTCCTTTTTAGTTTCCGATATTTTACGTTTAGTTTCATCAGAAAGATGTTTTCCGATCATCCACGAACGGCTATATTTTTCTTTTTTCTGCTCATCTGAATATTCTACTGCACGCCGTTTAGCGTGCTCTGAATTTTTACATCCTATTAACAGTTTTATTTCATTGGTGTGTCTTTTTCCATAAAATGAATTACCTTTTCCTTGAGCTCTTCTTTTAGCAGCAACTGACATTTTTTTACATATTTCATCTCGATTCGGGTGATATGTTAAAGTATCTCCATACTCGCCACCAGGTGAAATATTATAACCTATTATTTTATTGACAGAATTATAAAATTTTATCCAATATTTTTCTTTCTCACTTAATTCTATTTGGGTGCTCGCTTCATCAATTATCTCTTTAATAAAAGACTCTTTACCATATTTCTCTAATGCTCTGCGTATAAGTACACCTGATCCATAATAATCATCATTCATATAAATCGACTGACCGATATAAATCTTACCATTAGTACTATTAGTGATCTTATACACATTCATCTTAATTTCCATCTAATTAACTCCTATAAAATAAATATTTATAGGAGTTCTAGATTTTACATTACTTCACCTATACTTTCTGTTTAGGCCGGCGCTTATAAATTGTAGCATCTAAATTTCCAATACCAAATGCAATTTGTGTAAGTGTGCGTGGCAACTTATCAAAGATAAGTTTGAATGTGTCAAATGACATATTCTTACCAGCCTTTGTATTCGACTTGTAGCAATGTGAGCAAGGTACTGCAACATCACTACCTACTGCAGGAATACCATTGCAGATTTCTGATACTTCTAGATCAAAAATTTCAAGATGACCAACCTTTGGATCATCTTCCTGTGTTTTACCCCAGCGATAAAACTCACCAGTGTTCATATTGAAATGGTAGTTGTAATCAGGGCTAACTACCCGTTTGATACCTTTAACGTCATCGCGTAGAATATGCATTTAATTCCCTTTAAGCAGCATTTGTGTATGAATAGATATCATAACACAAAGTTATGTAAAAGTAAACAAATCGTTATTTAAAAAGGTGAAAGATATTTCACGGGCACATGGTCAGTCAGCCATACGCCATTTTCTGATTGATAAAACTTAATGCCGGAATTATGCATATCAACAGCATTTACACGGAAAATGTACACTTTACCATGACGTTCACCAACTTTTGTTGCAGTTTCGACATCTGCAGATAGATGCACATATTGACGATTACCAGGAATCAGACCTTTTAGGTAAATTGCATCAACAAATCTCGTAGCAGTACCATGAAAAAGAGTATGTGGAGGAATCAATGCCTTAAGATTCAAATCTACAGCAATCGAATGACCTTGATTCGCCCGAATCATTTGATGCGAACGATCAAGATTATTGTCATAAATGTATCGTTGCTTATCACATTCAGCGACGATGCGGTCGAGATCCGAACGTTTGAATCCAGGAAAATGGTTGTTTAATGAATGAACCAAATCAACAACACTAACCCAACCGCCCTCATTTAACTTTATTCCAGCCGCTTTGGGCTTATGACGTAAAACTAAGCTGAGAAATTTACTAATTTTTACATCATCAAACTTAACCATCATTTCTCCCAAGGAATCAATAGTTGGTCGGCAGTATAAATTTGACAAGAGGTATCTTCAATTTCAAGTGTCTCATTCGCTATACGAACCGTTTTCACAACGATACGTTTTCCTGTAGCTTGCACTCTCAGTATTTTGCCAACGTAAAATCTCAATATTGCATCTTCAGCAGTATTTTTGTTACGAGCATCATTTAAACACCGAGTCAATGCTTTTACCATTGAATGTGCTGATGAAGTATTTCCTGCTTCAACAGAATTTACCCATTTAACCCATGAACTTTCTATTCTGTGATTATCACAGTCATCATTAATGCTATAAAGTGGACATTTTGAACAGGTTTCATTCGCGGCCCCATCATAAAACACTTTACACAATGAACAATTTTCACAATTAGGATTAAATGAATTGAAGTTATTATGATCAGCGTGTTCTGGCATATCTTTTTCAATAATCCGCGCACTAAACCCAACGTAATACGGTTTCATACCATGCTTTTTCAAATTTGATGGTAGCAAACCACGCCATTTAGACAAACTGTGTTCTAGTGCAGCAATTTCTTGTTCTAACGGATCTTCTATTTCCGAGATAAATTGCAATTCGATTTCATCGAAATACTCTCTCTTCCAACTTTCCAAGCTCATATCATTATCTCACATTATTAGGTAAAACAAACCTGCAGCAATTGCAATAACAACTGCTATACGGAAGAAACCTTCGCTTATGGAATCTGCTGAAAAGAAAAAACCTAGCAGCATAACAATAAGTGCACCAATAACGAAACCGTTTGAACTATCAGAATCATTTTTCATCGCTTACTCCTTATTCATCATAATGAAATCATATCATAAATTGATGAATAAGTAAACTACTTTAGAATATCTTTTAGTTTGGTGCTACCATCACCCTCATATGGAATACAATCACCATCCCAACCTTCACTCAAGTCTTCAAGACACTGAAGTTCTTCGATAACGTGGATATTTAATGGACCATCACGTAATGCATCATGGCTAGCCATGTGGGCAACACCTTGAGCGTGTCTCATATTTTCAGCCATGATGACTGCATTGAAAGTATATTCCACGAAAAATGGTTTTAAGTTTTTCATCATTCACCTTCTAAATGCGCAATAAATTTATCAATAACTGTTCGCAATGTGATAAGTTTGTTAATAAAATCCTGTTTAGAATCTGTATCTGCTCTATGTAGTCTTACTTTACCATGACAATCAGCCACCTCAAGCACTAACATTTTTCTATTACTTTTCCATGGCGCTTTACCATGGAAAGCCATCACGCTACCAGAAGATGATTGCCCAATAGGATTTAACCACTCACGTAAATGAAAATTTTTGGTAGCCATATTATTCCGTCAATGAAGTTTCGCCATAGAGGCTGAGTTGAACAAACATTTTGATCCGACGCATTGATGTTAAGGTGAAGAGAGCATCTTCAAGAGCATTATGATCTTTACGCTCTGGTAAACCTAAGAAATCAAACATATCATCAGACTTGTAGATATCGAGTAGAGTGAAAGCGACACCAGAACTATCAATATTGACATGGTGCATCGGAAACATTGGAACTTCAGTGTCACGATATAGCTGCTCTGTGAATCCTACATCGAAATCTTTATTATGACCCATGAATGGTACAGGGGCAGTTGGTCCGAAGTACTTGATAAGAAGTTCTGATAAATCGAGAGCTGCCTCAATACGATCTACCCCATGTTCTATCAAATATTCCTGTGATTTACCATGAATTGCTTCTGCTTCTTTTGTCCAGGTATACTTTGTTGGATCAAAGAAAACTTCTCGGTAAATTGTTTCTATAGGCTGTAATGTTTTGGTGTCATATACTGCAGCACCAAAAGTAATACCCTGGTATTTTGTGGGTTGTTCGTGTGTCTTGAGATTGAAATCCGCACCACTCGTTTCCCAGTCAAGAACTAACCCAAAAGCGGGACATGGCTTATACTTTTTCATTTTTAATCCTAACCGTAAATAGAGTGAAGTTGTTTTACGAGACCTTCATACCGTTGTTCTGGTGTACCGTTTGGCACATTGACAAGTGAAATGTGATTCTCATTGAAGAATTCTAGCAATAGAGTATTGTATAGTTCTCTATCATTTTTGTCTGCGCGACGTGGGTCGTCTTCAAAAAACTCAATAGCTGATAAGAAAATATTGTGTCCGTACAACCGTTTTTGGTAGATGGCACAAATTGCTCTATAGTTTTTGAGCCAATTTAGATAAATTTGATGTTGACCGAAGCGTGTCAACCACAGAGTTGCATAGGCAGCGATATCTGCAAATGAACGCTCAGTGAAAATGATATCAGTAAGAGCATTCGGTAAATCATCTGTACGCTTATTCATCATAAGCTTGATATCATTTTCATATTTTTCACGCAAAATAAGTTCTTGAAATGCCATAACTGAAAATGGATTTGTTAAAATTTCTGATAAACTCGCTACCGCATAAATTTCTTTTTGAACGTATCTAGACACCTGAAAATTATCAACTTTCCAATTATTGCTAGAAAGCATACTAATCATGGTACTTTTCCCACAGCCATGCGTGCCCGATATTGGCACCAAATTTAATCTCATATCCTGATCCCCACCTTGGTGTTATGCTATAAAATGAAATTATAACATAACACCAAGTGGTAGTAAACTAATTTTGAAACTATTTACAAAGTCGGCCAGACAGGATACATTACATCTACTGTTTCTGTTAAATCGCGTAGTGCTTGTCGATATTTTTTCCAAGCAGTTTTCTTAGCCGTAGTAAGAGGACTATCAGGCATTTGTGTCCAATCACTTTCTGCAAGTAATTGATCACGACGGACCCGAATAGTATTCATCATCTCATCTACAGTTGGTGTTCCCGGCATATAACTACGCCAAGTAACGGCAGTTGGAATAAGACTCTTTAAACAGAATTGAAAATGATACTCCGGATTTTCAATGCCCTGAGCAAGTAATACAACATTGTTATCTTTATCTAAAAGTTCGATATCCATAATAACCTCTTAAGCGATCTTGAATGAGTAAATTTCAACAAACGTACCAAGTGAAGCACCTGATGATAAAATAACGGCATAACCATTAGATGTTACAGTAGCACGTAATTTACTCTGTAAAACACCAGACACGAAAGTCCATACACCGTCAGATGTTGGGTTTATTGAAGGTGAAATAATATACTGAGTTTGACCTGCGGTGGTGGTGAGAATCACATTTCGCTGTATTGTAGCAGGAGCAACTAAATTAAAACCAATAAGCTCTACAACTGCACCGGCAGGTAATGCACTATTGAAAGTAATCTGTGTGCCATTGGTTTCAGTGTATGAATAAGATGTTCCAAGATTAGCAATCTGCTTAACACCGTTCACCCATACGAACAAGGTATTTGAACCAATAACATTTGTAAATCCAGATGGTACATTGAACACGGTTTGATTAGCTGATGCAGTATAATTAACCTGTTTAATTGATGAAATTGCAGCAGTCGATGGAACATTTAATCCACCACCAAGCAAAAACTTTTCAAACGTTACTGTCGTGCTCGTGTTTAATGGCACTGAGGTTTGAATAGATAATGTTGAATCTTCAGTATAATTTACTGCTCTAATCTGTTTTGTTCCTGAAATAAACACGAACAAATCATTAGTACCTATACCATAGGAACCAAAAGTTGATGCTGCAGTAGGAACAGTGAAAGCGCTTGTAGCAGCAGAAACGGTTGTTTCATATTCGCGTTGATATAACACTGCACCAGAATTTGACATAGCAGCAAATGCATTAAAAATAGAAGTGTCCAAATACTGCTTTGGTACAGCATGCCATGTGTCAGTAGGATTAGTATTAATCAATGTCAAATAACCTGACATCGTATCACCAGCTTTAGCTACTTTCAAATTGATGCGTGACAGCAGATCATTATAATTTGCTGTATCATTTGCCGTTCTATTAGTCACCTCTGCTGCTAATGCAGTAACTATTGCATTGTCATTTGATGTTCTCGTATCGGCTTCTTCTTGTAGAGCCAATAAGCTTGAACTTGACGAGGCAGTTAATGCATTAAGTTGATCTTGAACATTACCAGTAATATTGTTTAATGCTATAAGTTCATTAGATGAAATTATAGCTCCAATATTATCTAGTAGGGTGTTTTGTTCTGTTGTTAAGTGCAAACTCGTGTCTAATGCGTGCGCAGTTAATACCGTAGAATCAGCAATTGACATCCAACTAACACCATTAAAATAGTTTAATGGAGAATCACCAACAGGAATTGTTCCGGTGTTATACCATAAATCACCGATTTTTGATCCAGTAGGGGCAACTGGGGCAACTGTCGCACCACCAACCACTTTCCATGATGATAACAATTGACCAGTACCACCGACACCATCATACTGCAGAATTTTTAACTGATTCACACCACGATCATACCATAATTGACCTATAGTCGAGTATGATGGTTCAGTATCAGAGCAGAAATTTTCAAGTAATCGAATAAAGCTTTGCTGTTGACCTTGCCCATAATTAGGTGCAGCTTTACCAAACAAAGATATACTCAAAGATGTTGAATTTGTAGATAACGGATTCAAGCTAATAGAGCTTGGGACCTTAAAATTAGGATCGGACCAATTTAAAATATAAGACATTTCTTCCTCCCTTACGCCAGTTCATAAGTTAAAATAGCTTAACCTGGTTTTTTATTAAGCCTTTTTGAAATCATTTTACCAACTAATAGTTACTCTACCATTACCGCCATATCCACCTGGCGTTTGATAATCGTTTGGGCTCCAGTTTGAGGCTGAACCTCCTCCACCACCTGCACCGATACCACCAACTCCGCCTTGTGTATATCCATTGCCGCCATATCCGCCTGTACCTAATGCACTATTTTGACCTGCCCATCCATTGTGCCAAGATCCACCCTCTACAGGTGGATTCGTACCATTAACATTTGAATAAATACCTGTGCCTGCGGCTTTATTTCCACCAGCGCCACCAGCAACCTGTGTGGTTACACCCGTAGACGTGTTATACATGGAACTTGCGCCGCCTGCTGCTCCAGGATAACCATTAGCGCCTGTACCGCCATCGGTGCCATTGCCGCCATAACCGCCTGCACCAACAGTGATATTGAATACTTGACCTGCAACAACAGGTAAAACGGTAGCATTTAAATTTACTCCGGCCCTACCGCCGGCGCCAGCGCCGCCTTGACCGGCATAGTTACCATTACCACACTGTCCTCCGCCGCCCGCACCAATCATACTAACAGTTATTTGCGTCACTCCACCTGGCACTGTCCATGTAGTTGTACCTGGTGTTATTAATATGGATGAACCTGGAACATACTGTGTCCATACCTGTTTCCAGATATTTGAATCTTTTACCCATACTTGTGATGCCTGTTTCCATGCAGAACCGTTCCACACCTTAGGTCCTAGATTTTGAGGAACTACAACCCATGCATTATTTAATTTTGTATAAATTGCCATCTTTAATCCTTTTAAAACTGCATCCAAAAATCACCTTCTGCGCCACCAGATGGACCAAGTGCAGACATAAAAATCTTTGGTCCAGATGCTTTAGCAGATAAACCATATGAATATGTATTGATATAGTCGGTAACATACTTAGTATTTGATGCATAGGAATTATATCCTAATACCATATTAGGAACACTTAAATACCCAGTAAATGTAGGATTTGCAATAGTAGCTTTTAATGCTGCATTGGTTGTCACAAAATTCAGAATACCGGTTAATAAGGCATCTGTTCCTACTGAGACGGTAACATCTGCAATGTTTATAACATCAGGAGTAATAGAATTTAAACTCATTTGATTTTCACTTTGTATTAATTATGGCAGTGTTACTACCCAAACGTCACCATTATTTCCACCGGAAGGACCAATAGTTGAAATAACAATTTTTGGTCCAGTAGCTTTTGAGGAAATGCCAAAAGTGTTGTTTGCAATTTCGGTATTTACATAAGCTGCACTTGCTGCCTTTGTTGTATAATCTCCTGCACCAACAACAGGAACGGTAACTGTTCCGGTGAATACAGGACTATCCATATTTGCTAATAATGATAATCGAGAATCTATTTGATTCTTAATACCGGATAATGTAGAATCGGTTGTTAATGATGTTGACAATAGCGGTATGCTAATAACATCAGAATTTGCTTTTGTTATAGCCATATCAATGACCCTTAAATATTAAACCAAATGTCATTCGCCGTCATACCACCAGGAGCTGATGATGACACATAAAAACGTAATCCTGATCCTTTACTTGATGGACCGTATGCATTTGGGATAAGACTATCCCAGATAAATTTTGCATTAGCTGCCACCTGCGTGTTTGTTCCTACGGAAATGTTAGGTACAGTGACAGATGTGGTGAGTATCGCATTATTGATAGGAGCCTTTGTGCCTAGTGCGGTAGTTGCATAAATCTTAATACCCGTCGCAGTGGAATCGAGATTCAGGGCATTTGAGACCGAATCAATATCCAGAACAGTTGTGTTAACTTTTGTGAGTGCCATAACTCCCTCTTTTTCAAAAAGTGCTTTTGTATATTTATAACAAATGTTACTTCAAAAAATGTTTACATCTGTTTTGCAGTGTGATATAATGACTTCTACTGATTAAAAAGGAAATATATAAATGTCAAACATTCAAAGCTTCATCGATGCTATCAAACAGTGCGAAGCAACTACGCTCAAAGCACCAAAACTTGCTGCTTTGACCGGTTTGAACAGCCAAGCACAAAAGCTGATTTTTGAAGCTTTGTCACCTTATCGTGTTTTCGGTGTAAAGAAATTTGATATGCCGATATCTGCAGTTGATGAGGATTCTGATGCAGAATGGTTTATCGCCATGCTCGATAAACTCGCAACACGTCAATTGACTGGCAATGCTGCTCGTGATGCACTATCACATGCTTTGTCGTTGTATACGGCTGATACACAGCAATATTTGATTCGCATTATAGCAAAGGACCTTCGAGCTGGTTTCTCTGATACTACTCTTAACAAACTTTATCCTGGTCTTGTCGAACGCTTCGGTTGTATGCTTGCAACAAAGGTCGATGAGTCTTATGAATATGAATTTCCTTGCTTAGCTGAAGCGAAGTATGATGGCACTCGTACGATCGCTCTTGTGACTGCAACAGAGGTATTGTACTACAGTCGCAATGGCAAGCCGGCTAATAATTCTGAAGGGCTGTTTGATACTGATCTTACTGCTTTGCGCAATTTCTATGGTATCGATATGGCATTTGATGGTGAAGCTCTCGCTGGAAGCTTTACTGAGACACTGAATGCTAAAGCATCAGGCAATAAAGGTGCTAAAGCTAATATGAAATTTTATGTGTTTGATGCTATTCCTCTTGAAGATTGGAAAAAGCAACAGTGCAATGAAGGCCAGTTCAAGCGTTCAATGAAGCTTGAAGAAGCAGTTATGACAGTTCAGCCAGTGAAAGTTGTAAAAAGCAAGTATCGTATTTGTAATGATTATGCAGAAGTACGTGCATTCTTTCAAGAGATGCTTGATGATGGTTATGAAGGTCTTATCATTAAGAAAATGGAAGGTCTGTACATTTGGGATCGTGATAACAACTGGGCTAAAGTAAAACCTGTCTTTGACTATGATGGTGAAGTTGTAGGTTTCTATGAAGGTCGTGGTCGCAATGTTGGTCGACTCGGTGGTATTAGTGTAAAGGGTACTGACGAAAACGGTCATTACTTTGAATCAAACTGCGGTTCTGGTTTTTCTGATGGCATGCGTGAAGAAATCTGGAATAATAGAGAAAAATATCTTGGGCTAACTGCTCAAATCGAAGCACAGGAACTTAGTAAGAGTGATGCACGAGAGTGCTACTCACTTCGCTTCCCAGTCTTCGTGATGTTCCGTACAGATAAATAACATACCCCTGCAAGTTTTTACATAGCATAACTGTTATCTGATGACGGAGAATATTAAATGGCTAAACGCAAATACTGTTATGAATATGCACTTGGTAAATATCGTGAACCGACAGAACAAGAACTAACTGCAGCATTAGCAACAGGAGCACGAATCAAAAGACTGCTAAAAGAAATAACTGAACTAAATAAACAACTTAAGATCGAAACTGAAAAAACAAAAAATTGCAAACATTTTGTATTTTTTGATGAAGCAGGTTTCCCTTATGATTTTCGTCATTGCTGCACTTGTGGTAATGTAGATTTGATCTAGGAGAGAATATGACCACTAAAAAAGATTTGATTATTGGCAGAACTATTTTAGCTTTTGCTGAAGCTGAGACAATGTCTTTCAAAGATCACCATGAAACATTTGAACGAGTATTGAATTTGCTCAAAAATAAGTTGCAGGCCCGTCATGATCTCGAGCAGCAAAATAATCAATTTGACATAACTGCGACCGACAACGATAAATAAATCATCTAAACAAAAAAAGGGTGCTATTAAACCTAAAGGAGATGAAGTCGTGAGTATCTATGGAAGTAATGTATACATATTAGAAGAGTATAGAATAAGAAAACAAAAAATGATGATCTTCACTGACCTCATAACATCGTTGAACGCACACTCTTTTCATCAACGAGATATTTGGAATATGAAGCAGTGTATTATTACTGACAATTTTGAAGCGCCACTCAAATATAAGTTTAATTGATATGGCAGATATTCTCAGCTTTAACGAATATAAGAAGTTAAATTTGAAAAAGAAAACTTCCAAGGTGACTTCATTAGCTGCTAAAAAATTGAGTAAAGCAGAACTGATAAGAATATTTACAGATACTACAATTGCACTTCACACTGAATGGTGTGTGCAGATTAAGCAAGAGAATTTCAATAAAGTAATTGCTAGTAAATTAGGTTTACCGGTAAAAGAATATTTAACGGATTTAAATGTAGTTGCTGAAACAGAACATTTTTTAAAGATGCCTTGTATACCTTTTTTTCCAGGCGCTACAAAATCTAATCCTAATGGATGGATGTCAGGTTTTCATTATGACGATTTAGCATTTACTACGCCATTATTAGAAAATGAATGTCAAGCTCGTATTTTTTCAGTGTTACTGCAAATGTCATTTTTGGCAGTAATAAATAAGTAAGTAGTAAATTAGTTGATTTTTTGATTTTTAACGGAGAACAAGATGACTGAAAATACACAAGTTAGTGACGAATTAGTAGAGCACAGTTTTTATGCTGTGATGAATGAAACTGGTAAATATTTCGCTGGATTCAATCCTACTGCACAAAATGCAGATTTTGTGGAAAATATTCTGGATTCAAAACTGTTTACAAACAAATACGAAATAAAACTCAGACCACAAGAAAAATTGTGTGAAGTAACAATCCTGCTTAGCTTAAAAACTATTAAGATATCTGAACCATTTCGTCCGAGGTTTCGTCCCAAGCAAGAACATTAATACCGTTTTACCAAATAATAGCACAATCGTTGTTTAGGTTGTGCTATTTTCATTTCAAATACCTATAGGAAATATTATGAGTCAGACCAAAATTTGCGTTTTAAAACTGTGCACAGGTGAAGAACTTATTGCAGAAGTTATTGATAATACTCGTGATGGTGTCAAATTGAAAAACCCGATGATTGTGCGTATGATGCAAACACAACAAGGTTTCGGTATCAAATTGATGCCATGGATCATTGTTGAACCCGATGCAACACCTGAAGTTACATATGACGATATCGTCACTATTATTCCAGCTACAGCAGACACTATTACTGCCTTTATGCGTGAAACATCGAGTCTTGAATTGCCGCCGTCGACAGGCGGATCAATCCTGCATTCTTAAAGTATGTAAATAAGTATATCTATTTTTGTTTCTTTATGATAAAATGATACCGTTGATGTTAACGGTATCATTTTTATTAGAGGACTGATATGGATTCGTTGATTTATTTGTTGCTAGTACCGCTGATTTGGCCGCTTATTGCAAAGGTTGTCTTTAAGAAGGAATTAACATTTCCTGAGGTTGGTGCAGTAATGATTTCAGTGATGTTAGTTACAACCGGTATGTGGTATGCTTCGCGATTCGGTGCCATGGAAGATACAGAAATTTGGAATGGGCAAATCACTGGAAAAACACGGCAAGAAGTGAGCTGTGATCACTCATATGATTGTAATTGTAGAGAAACCTGTTCAGGATCAGGTACCAGTAAATCCTGCTCACGCTCGTGTGACACCTGTTATGAACATAGATATGATGTTGAATGGCACGTATCATCATCTGTTGGTAACTTTGAAATAAACACTGTTGATAGACAGGGTGTAGTGCAACCACCTAGATGGTCTGCCGTACAAGTAGGTCAGCCTGCTGCATCTTCACATATATACAAGAATTACGTTAAAGGTGCAAAAGATAGTTTGTTCAATTTGAATAAAACACAAAATCAATCTTTTGCTCCATTGATTCCAACATACCCATCGTCTGTTTATGATTATCACTATGTCAATCATACCGTATCTGTCGGTGTACCTGTACATAATCAACGCGATTGGGAAATGCTCATTGCGAATATGCTTCGCACTCTAGGACCAACAAAGCAGGTAAACTTTGTGACAGTGTTCGTGAATACTCCTGACCCCGATTACATAAATGCACTGCAAGCTGCATGGTTAGGTGGTAAAAAGAATGATGTTATCCTAGTCATTGGTAGTTCCAAATATCCTACTATCGATTGGGTAGATGTGATATCTTGGACAGATAATCAACTGTTTAAAGTGCAATTACGGGATGCAGTAAAAGCCGTTGGTGTAATTGATATCGCACAGATTATGCCTATTGTTAATGCTGAAATTTCCAAAAACTTCAATCGTAAACATATGGCAGACTTTGAATATTTGCTAAGTGAAATTCGACCAAGTGATACATGGATGTGGATTATCGGTGTTATAAGTGCAATTATGAGTATTGGTTTTACCATCTTTCTATCACAACCAGGTGTAAGTTTGAGTAACATGTTCAACCGTAGATCACTACGCTATGGTAGATATCGTTAAAAGTAGTTTACTTAAATAGCGAATAGTGTTATAATTCAACATAGCAAATTTTTGATGACGTAGTTTAACTTAGGAGATGTCAATGGATGCAAAGCTTCGTAGTACTCTTATCACCGTCGGTGCAATTGTTGCAGTACTTGCACTGTTTGTTGGTATTCCTTTCGGTTCCTATATCAGTGCCAACAACTATGGCGCACGGATTGAATCTGAAGTGAAAGCTGCATGGGATAACAACCGAAATGTACTTGCACAGTACCAACAGAAAATTCTTGAAGCTGCTCAGGTGCCTGAAATGTACAAGAATGATTACAAGGAAGTCATTTCAGCTGATGTGCAAGGCCGCTATGGTGCTGATGGTTCAAAGGCAACTATGCAATGGTTGAAAGAACGCAATATCAACTTTGATTCGACGACATATGTCAAGATGCAACAGCTTATTGAAGCTGGTCGTAATGACTTCAAGACTAATCAAACCCGACTAATTGAAGTAAAGCGACAATATGAAGCCGCTCGTGGTATGTTTTGGACTGGAATGTGGCTTCGCATTGCAGGTTTTCCACGTATTGATCTTGACAAATACAATATCGTGACAACCGATCGCACAGAAGCTGCATTTGCAAGTGGTAAGGAATCAGCACCACTCAAACTTCGCTAATTGACAAAGGGACAGTCAATTTGACTGTCCCTTTTAAGGAGCAGGTAATTAATAAATAAATAATTACGTCAGGATATACAGTTGGTATTCCATTTGAAGAAGCTGTAAATATTTTTAATTGTGCTATTCGCACATATTGGGGGTAATATGAACATCGCTATTGCTATTCAGTTAAATTTTAGTCTTAACGATAATTTGCAAAAGCATCTTGTTGCAATAGAAGAGTTGGGTCTTAAACTGATTTGGTTTAGTACGATAATGGACACCAATGAAATAATTGGGTTAGATGAATTTGCACAATATGACAAAGTCATTATATTTGGTTCGGTAAAAGTTATCAAACTATGGCAAGATGGTCATTTTCCAGACAATGTTGTTATGTTTTATGATGAACCGCGGTTCGACCAACAAAAATATGCACCTAAACTTGGTAATTATTTGCTTAATCACTCAGCGAAATATACTACATTAGGCGTAATACAGCATATTCCAGTTAATGCTGACACATTCATTAAACCTACTCGTGATTTAAAAGCTTTTGCTGGACGCATTGTTGATAAAGGTAAAACGCCGGCTGAAGAATTATTCTCTGCATATAAAGGGGCATGGGTTACGGATGATGAACCAGTTTTAATGAACAAGGTTCATAAAATTGTCAAAGAGTATCGCAATTTTATTGTTGATGGTGTAATTATTGATTCATCTTCATATAAAGAAGCAGATACCGTGCAATGGCAACCTATCACAGACTCTGAAAAAGATCAAATTGCTAACTTTTTCACAACAGTACAAAAGTTATATCAACCGTTAGATACATACGTTGTTGATTTTGCATTAATGGAATCAGGTGGATTTTCTGTTATAGAATACAATTGCTTAAATTGCTCAGGTATGTATACCATAAACCGAGTAAAACTGTTCAAAGCACTTATCAATAAAATAGCATGCTAGTACTGCCGTTATTACCTGCATAACAGTATAAAATCGTTCAATAAATACACAATAACATTATTAGTGTGTTGGTATGAAATCATTCAAAGTATTTCTGACTGAGCAAGTTTTCGATTATAACTATTTCAATGGGATGAGTTTAGCAAATCCCATTGAGTATTACGACAAAGTGACATCGTATGATTGGTTAATTCAGTATCATTTGGTGTCAACCATGGGCGGAACTGTTGCATCTAGTTATCGAACGTGGAAATTGCATAATGAGAATAAATCTATTTCATGTTTTTTATATGCATGGTTAGCCTCTGTGTCACGTGAATATGACAAAGAAGATTCAGTAACAGAAGATGATGGACTAAAATATCCATCTGAGCGTGAGTATGACGATCTTTTATCAAGATTACATCCAGATGTTGTTGCATCGATTAATGGTAAATTGATGGTCTTTGGTGATTTCACCTTAGAATATAATGATAAAACTGATATGTTAAAAGATATACCGGTTTTTACACAGGTTACTGGTAAATTTATATTAGAAGGTTTTAAAGAATTAAAGGAATTACCTGAATGGCTCCCGCGCTTTTCGAAAGAGTTACACATTATCAATTGTAACAACATTACCTCATTAAAGGGGATTGACAAAATAGTTAAATCCACGGTAGATTTTCTCATCATAAATTATAACACACATAAACCGTTGCTTAAATCGAACGTGCTAGGATTGTGTCTTATTAATAATTTACGTAATATCGATCTAGATGGAGTTGCAGAGCTATCGGACGTGGTAACTAAACATCTTCAGAAGGGTCGTCAAGGAGTTATGGAGTGTCAGCGCGATTTAATTGATGCAGGTTATTCAGATTATGCTAAAATGTGATTGGAAATATTATGAAACTAAATGAGATATCTGCACCAAAAATTGAAACTGCACCCGATGAAAACTCATTGGTCGATGACGTTATCAAACAGTTTACCCAGAATAAACCTACATATTCTGATGTTAGAGCACTTGCATTAAAATATGGTGTATCTACTGCACATGTTGAAGAAATTGCATTCTCGTTATTGCATTCCTTTTTAGCAAAGTTTGGTAAACATAATGATGCACCTGATACTGATTTTGATGCTAAGGAATTGAAAAAGGGAATTGAAGTAGAACATGAGCATACATCCGATTCAGGTATTGCACAATTAATTGCTAAAGACCATTTAGCAGAACTGCCAGATTACTATTCACGTCTAGAAAAGATGGAGGGTGAATGACATCAATGAGAATTACTGCAAGATCGCTATCAAGTTTTTTATTTGTTCGTCGTTTTAATTATTTTGACGGATTGATGGCAACAGTTTTAATGCTAGCATATCATGAAGGTGTTCCTGGTCTTGGTATTTTTTGTTTAGTATTGATAATCATATTCATAAGTGTAGCATTAGAAGACATAACAAAGAGGATTTTGAAATGAGAATTACCGATCAGTTCGTGTTCTTTTGGGGTGACAATGACGTTTTTTCGAATTTCCATCCAGCACCTTTCACATTTAGTGTAGGTTCGAATATTATTCAGGTACCCACAAGTGAACATGGATTTATGTACATCAAAGCCCGGTTCTTTGAAGATAATGCTGTAGCAAATCAAATTCTATTAACTAAGAAACCGTTTGATGCTAAGAAATTAGGCAGAACAATTAAGAATTTCGATGCCGAATTATGGGATTCTATCTCGTATACGGTGATGTATGATATCAATAAATCGAAATACGAACAGAATCCGCAATTGATGATATCATTACTACAAACCTATAATCGTGAATTAGTTGAAGCAAGTCCAATGGACAAAGTATGGGGTATCGGGTTAGGTGAAAACGATTTAGATGCTGAAGATAAAACAATGTGGCGAGGTCAAAATAAATTAGGTTTGGTATTGACCAATTTACGAAACGATTTCTTTAAATTTTTGGATAATCAATAATGAATAATGATATTAAAATGGTGAAGTTGAATCATAGATTCAGAGTTATTTTTACGTTGAGTGATACGCCTGATATACTGTATCGTGATAAGGATATTGCTAATGTATTACAACACAGATTATCAGCACTCACTAATCAAATCACCACGGTAAAAGTTCCACCAAATAATTTTGAAGATTTAGGCTGTTTGATTAGCAAACCGGTATTCGTTACATTTGACGATGATGTATCAAATGATGCGTCTTTAGCCATAAACAAGATAGGTACACTGCATGGTACTTTTAACATGCATATCGATTTACTTGATGGAAATAATGAAATATTAGATAGAACAGTTTTCAAAAATTGTTCTATAAATTCAGTTAAATATGATAACAATTTGTCATATGATGTATTTGATGATGAACACAGCACTATCGCATTTGATCCGCCAAATGTAGAAGGTGTCAGCATACCTGCTATTCTGTCTAAGTATTTGACCTCATTTTTCAACAACTTAAAAATAACTAAACACCTGCATCATAAAAAATCTCGTGCAGTTGTTAGCAAAACGGTAACTATAACTTATGAGTCACGGGTAGATTTATTTTTTTAAATTGTAGTTTACTTTAAATGTAGTTTGTAGTATAATGCATCATTGGTAGTGATTGGATAGACCACTCACTTTTTATTTACTTGGAGGATTTCCATGGCAAAACTTGATTTCGTAGTGTACGTCGGTCGTTTTTCTCCCTTCCATCTAGGTCACCTTGAGACGCTTAAACAGGCTCTTGACAAAGCAAAGCAGGTAATTATCCTGCTGGGTTCGAGCAATCGCTCACCTAATCTGCGTAATCCATTCAACTTTCAGCAACGATCGTCTATGATTCATCGAGTCATTGTTGAAGAAGGTTTGCCAGCCCAACGCATTATGATTATGCCTATCAATGATTATCCATATCAAAATAATCGTTGGATTCAAAACATTCAGGATACTGTTGCTGGTATCACTTCTTCATATCAGGATGACCCAACTATTGGGATCATCGGATTTAAGCGTGATCATACTTCTTTCTATCTCGATATGTTCCAACCGTGGGAATCAGTTGAGACAAAAGAAGTTGACAAGATCAATGCTACAGAAATTCGCAATATGTTCTTTCACAATAAAGGCGACTGTGATTTGCCTATGGTTCCAAGTGGCGTGCAAGCTTGGATGAAAGAATTTGCTGCTACATATCCCGACGAACTTGCACGACTGTGTCGTGAATATTGGCACATACGTGATTACCATCAGCAATGGGCAAATACTCCATATGCAGTTCAATTTATTACTGCTGATGCAGTAGTTGTTCAGTCTGGACATATTTTACTTGTTCAACGGGATGCTCAACCTGGTGAAGGTCAATGGGCACTACCAGGCGGCTTTGTTAATCCAAAAGAATTTATTGTTGATGCCGCAATCCGTGAATTGGTTGAAGAGACACGTATCAAAGTTCCAACCAAAGTTCTTCGTGGCAGCATTAAAGGTAAAGAATGTTTTGATGACCCGGATAGAAGCTTAAGAGGTCGTACAATTACCCATGCATTTATGATTCAACTTGCTGATGGTCCACTACCAAGTATTAAAGGCAGTGATGACGCCCGCAAAGCAAAATGGTTTACCTTGTCAGAATTTTCAAAAATGGAACAACGCTGTTTCGAGGACCACTGGTCAATCGGGACCATTATGATGAATGATGTGAGGTAAAAAAAATGTATACCAGCAGCATCTATTTTATTTGTTGGAAACTGTCAATGTATGAATCATTTAACGCCCCCAGTGCTATAGCAGCAGCTGCAATATCTGACAAAAAGGTATTACAATCCGTTGCTTGGTGGCTTCGACCTTTTTGTTATGTGGAGTGGACTAAAAATGAAACTAACACCTGAAAATAAGAAATACATTGACGACCTGAGCTATGCAGGTCTACTACAACATTGGCGCTTTGCTTCTGTGGGTGATCCGTGGTTTCAAGATGAGACTGGTGTTTATTGGAGTGACAGAATGTCAAAACTCCGTAATGACCCAAATATTGATACTGTTGCCGCAAGCAAATCTGTTGGATGGGATACAAAATGAAAGTTGCAATCACTGGTAAAATAGCAGCTGGTAAATCAACAGCAGTAGAAAAAATTAAGAACTTGCTACCAGATTATGTGTTCATCAGTGCTGACGATATCGCACGAAAAATTCGCCAGCACGAAAAAATAAAGGCCATGCTGATAGCTGAACATGGTACAGATGATCCAGCTGTTTTGCGTACTGTTATTGCTACATCTAAATCAATCAGATATATCACCGATCAGGTCAAGACCGAAATAGCTGATATTGTAAGAGACAATGAAAATATTGTGGCTGAGGTTCCTACTCTGCTAAATGGACTTATTTTGCCTACAATGTTTGACAAAATACTGTTTATTACCGTTCCACTGCATATTCAGAAGGAACGTCTGAAGGCGCGAAAATACTCCGATCAGGAAATTCATACCTTTCTTTCTCAGCAACAATTTACTGAACAGGATGAACGTATCACGGACATTATCAACAATATGGATATCAATTATCTAGAATATCAGTTGATGTTAGCATTGCGTCAAAAATAATAGTTTCATTTATCGTTAGTTTATGATATAATGAATTCATAAATTAAAGGAGTCATTATGAAAACCGGTGAAATGCTATCTACTGCTATTCTGATTGCAACAAATGCCCATGACGGTCATTTTGATAAAGGCGATCAACCGTATATTTTGCATCCGTTGACAGTGATGCACAAACTAAAAACAAAAGATGAAGAATTGATGTGTGCTGCAGTTCTTCACGATGTTATCGAAGATACTGATGTTACATATAAAGACCTTCGCGAGAAAGGAATTTCCGAAAGGGTGATTCATATTGTTCGCGGTGTCACAAAGCTTCCTGGTGAGACTCTTGAGGAATACAAAGAAAAGGTTTTCGAGTCTATAGATAGAATGCTGATTAAACGTGAAGACCTTCGCCATAATATGGACCCACGTCGTCTAAAGGGTAATCGTAGCAAAGACCTTGACCGTATGCTTGTCTATACTACCTTCTATTACGAAATTGAACAACGCCTTCGTAATCTACTTGCTGCTCCTGATGCTCCTGATGCTCCGATATGAGCATTGTTCCTATTGGTACAAATTTCACAGGTGAGTTTTATGGTGAAACGACATGTTATAAACGTGTTGCATTTGACCATTTAAATCAGGTAAGTGAAGAATGGCAAGTTCTTCATAATTGGTATTATTGGAACAAGGATAAGTGGGAACCTGTAGGCGTTGGATTTAGTGCTAGACGGTGCGAACCATATTATGGAAATGGGATATAAATGGGTCCAGTTGATGCATTAGGTAATGAAATTGTGTACGGTATGATGTATGCTTATTCTATAACTCGTGGTAGTAGAGCCCGAACTGTTATCGGTCTCGTGCTGCATATCACCGAAGCACACAAAGTCACGATCAAAGTAATAAAAACACAACGATTTCTTTATGGAAAACTGATCAAAGATAGTAATATAGAAACAGCTGTGACTTCTACAGTCTGTTCACATTTGCTATTTCCATTACCACCACAGAATGTGCAAGAATATACCCTTAAAGGAATGATTAGTCATGGTTAAAATTGGCGCTGTTGCTGGTAGTTTTGATCCTATCACTAAGGGTCACCTCTGGTTGATTCGTGAGGCAGCTTTGCTTGTTGATGAGTTGTATATTGTAATTGCCAAAAATGATGCAAAAAAATCAATGTTCACATATGATGAACGGTTAGAAATATGTACTAATGCTTTCTATGAAAGCTATTCTTGTTTGATCCATGACAAGATTACAATCAAGCCCATCGGTAATGAATTACTTTTTGACTGGGCCAATAATAATCAGGTAACCCATGTATTTCGTGGTTTGCGCAATATTCAAGATTTTACTTATGAGCAATCTATGCGTATGATTAACCACGATATCAATCCATCAATTGCAACAATTTTCTTTATTACGCCGCCTGAATATTCTGCCATTAGCTCGTCGACGGTTAAGGGTGTTGCTGGAGTAAACAATTGGGAAAATCGTATTAACAAATGGGTACCGCCATCGGTAGTAAAAGCATTTACGAAAAAATTCGATGAACAGAAAGGTGTATGATGAAAAAAATTCACGTTGGAACATCACCACTAACTAATCGCATTTATGCTGGGTCGGTGTTAAAAGACGGAATGACATGGAGCTCAGATAAACAGGATGTTACTGGCAATGCGTGTGCTGCAGTTGCACAACACGTCCTTGAATATGGAGCACCGCTCGTAGTTACTTGTAATGGTAAACCGAAATATGAAATAACTGTTGTGGAGTTACAGTAATGAATGAAAAATATATCTGTGCCGATTGCGGTCATAAACAAGATAGTATGTATCGACCATGTGATCAATGTATGTCGTCAAGGATAGTGACGATCGAATTTGCTATTTTCCATTTTGGTCCTAACTATATGGATGCATTTAAGGAGCAAAAAGAGTAAATGTATGAGTGTATAGATGACAAACGAATATCGTTAAAAGCTGAATCTAATAAACGTCGTACTGGTATGACATATGGGGCCACAAGTGAAAAATTAGAATTTTTTAAAACTGATTTGCTCATTCCATTGATTCAAAAATGTTTTCGTACTAAAGGTAATGGTCAAATTACTTTTGCGCTTAACACGATTCGCAATTATGAGTTGTATGGCAGTAGACATCCTCGTAAATTATTTGAAGAATATTTCACAATAGAACAACGTGCAGGCCGAGCTCATGGCGGTATGCCATGGAAAACAAAATTACGAATGACCCCAAATCAGAAAATAAAAGCTATATGCTTATTAGCTAAGTATAACATCGATTTAGATAATGTATCAGAGATATTAGATGATCAAGGTTGCATCACATATGAGTGTGAAAGTGTCCCTAGTCCTATATCTAATGTTTTATACCATGTTATCTACAAAATCACAAACAAAATAACAGGCGATTTTTATATCGGTATGCATTCATCATATAATTTAGATGATGATTATTACGGGTCGGGTAAAAAAATCAAAAAATCTTTAGAATATTATGGTAAAATAAATCATAAAAAGGAAATTTTGGAATATTGCGACTCCCGTGAGCAGTTAGCTAAACGTGAAGCTGAAATAGTAAATGAGTTATTTCTATTAGATAGCAAATGTTTAAATGTTTCACTTGGTGGCGAGTTACAAAATAAATGTGTGAAACAGAAACAAAATTAAAGCGAGGTGTAAAAGCTGGCACAAAACGAGGTTCTTATAAAAAAGAACCTACAGAGGGATACATTTTATTCAGAGATAAATTTTTACCAATTGCATTAAGACAAGCAACACATTTCTGTGGTGTACTACGCACTTCCGAATTTATGGGTGGTAAACAGATTCGTACTAAATTTGGTCCTTCTGCATATGCATTGTTTAAAGAATGGTTTGCCACAAAGAAAATTTATGATGATACGAGAGCAGAGCGTATCCATATAGCTTATAAGTTGGGTAAAATGACACAAGTGCAATATGAGAAACGATTAGGTATCTGTTTCACATCTATATGGTATTTGCATGAACACCGTCATAAAGAAGCTTTTTTGAAGGCAAGAGCAAATGAATTATAATGTTACAAGTGTATTTTGAGGAATACACTGTTTTAAAAAGTGCCCTATAATATATTAATAGTATCTATAAGGTTCACATTTAAAACATTTATGAAGAAGCCAAATATGTATGTTCGCATAAATTTACACATAAAACAGAGGCGTGTAAATTTATGCGCTGAGGAAGATTATCGTATAGCTTATATGGATGACTAAGATGCGTCATCCAGTGATTTTGATGAATGAGATAGCCAGGAGAAACATCTGTCATCTCATTCACAAAATAACGCAATATGAAGATATTTGTTTATGCACATGGAAATTAATTGTGCGTCGAGGAAGATAAATTACCACTAAAACTATCACAGGACATCACATTCCATATGACTGATATATTACGACGAATTGCTGAACGCGGATTATCCATGGCTCATTTATTAGATACTCGATTTATCGACATATTTCAACATCTACTTGACGAAATCGATAGACTACAAAATGAAATTAAAATACAAAAATAGTTTACTTTGATGCCAATTGATGTTATAATGTTTTTCTGAAGCTATAAATAAATTTAACAACCTTGTTGTTAGTGAAGACGATAGACGTCTTCTTTTTCAAAACATGTGAAAGGAGTTTTCACTGTATGCTTAATATCGCTCAAAATGGCGTTCTTGCCTTTATTGCACAAAATCCAATCCTCAATACCGATGGTTACAAGCCATCACACTATGAAATGCTTCCTGATGGGACCGAGTATTTGTTCTCATACATTGAAGCTCGTGGCGGTATCTGGGATCAAACTGTATTCTTCGGCTTGCAAGCCTATATCAAAGAATACCTCACCAAACCGATCACCAGGCAGAATATCGATGATGCTGAATGGTTCTTCGCTCAATATGGTGAACCATTCAATCGTGAAGGTTGGGAATACATTCTTGAAAAGCACAATGGTTATTTGCCACTTCGCATTCGTGCTGTTAAGGAAGGTTCAGTTATTCCTATCAAGCATATCCTGGTGTCTGTTGAAAATACCGATAAAAAATGTGCATGGTTGACAAGCTACATTGAACCGACCATTCTTCGCGGTACGTGGTACGGTACAACAATTGCAACACAATCCTGGAATATCAAGAAGTTGATCAAGTCGTTCATGGAAGAAACTTGCGACAATACTGCAACTCTTCCTTGGAAACTTCACGATTTTGGTGCTCGTGGTGTAAGTTCACTTGAATCTTCAGTGATTGCCGGCGCTGCACACCTTGTTAACTTCCGCGGTTCAGACACCATCACTGGTGCTCTTGGTGCCATGCTGTACTACAATGAACCGAATATTGTACCTGCTGAATCCATCCCAGCCACTGAACACAGTGTAATGACAATTCTGTTGAAGGCCGGCGAATTCGGTCAAATCAAACGTGCACTATTGAAGTTTGGTAAGCCAGGCAAAATGTTTGCAGTTGTTAGTGATAGCTATAACATTGATGATGCTGTCACGTACATCTGTACTGATGAAGAATTCCAAAAATTACTGAATGATTCTGGTTCGAAGATTGTTATTCGTCCAGACAGTGGTGATCCTGTTGCAATGTCCTTGCATATTGTTCAGCTCGTTGACAAGTATCTTGGTGCTACGATGAACACCAAACATTACAAGGTTCTACCAGCAAATGTTGGTGTGATCTATGGTGATGGTATTAACAAGAAGTCGATTCAAGCAATTCTGTTTAACCTGAAGATTCATGGTTACTCAACTGATTGTATCAACTTTGGTATGGGTGGTGCATTGCTTCAAAATGTTACCCGTGATGATCAATGCTGGGCGATGAAGGCCTGTGCTGCTTGCATTAATAATATTTGGGTTGATGTTAAGAAGGACCCAGTCACCGATAGCGGTAAGGTAAGCAAGGCGGGTCGTATGTCGCTTTATCGCTCGCGACTCACTGGTGAATATATCACTATGCGTACTGATGTTCATATCGATAGTGAATATGTTGATCAGATGTGGACAGTTTACGAAAATGGTAAGCAGTACAATGAAGTCACATTCACTGAAGTGCGTAATCGCTCAAGTGATCCACTAAATAATCGTGCTGAACTTGAAGAAAATATTATGGAGGCTGCATAATGAGTCTTGTGCAAGTTAGACTACAGCGTTTAGCACAAGATGCTGCTGATAATGAAGCGCGCGATCGCCGTGTTCGTGAGCGATTTGAATTTATGGATACTCCGGCTATACGTGCTTTCAAAGCAGCAAACCCTGGTTATGGGTCACATTTTGATCCAGCAAGAGTGCCAGGACCTTGGTGGAACGGTGAAATATAAGCAACAAATATGTTTACTTTCCCTTAATCATATGATATTATTACTCTATTGAATGATTAAGGGATAAGTAATATGAAACTTGATGCCAATTTTGAAAATGGTGAATTGACTATTTCAAAGATTACGAGTTCTGGTGGTTTTAAAGTGACTCAGTATGTGTTAATGGATAGTGTTAGCTTATATGAAGTACCGGCCGGTGGTGATGAACGGTATATAGGTGAATGGTCAAGCGTGGCTGAAGCTGTTAAAGAGGGTCTTTCATGGACGTGACAGTACTAACTGCTGCTGCATTGCTTAAAATTCCGGTTGATCAACCTGAAAAGCTTTATACTCCAGACATGGATGCAATGAAGCTTGAATATCGAAAACTTGCTTCACATTGGCATCCAGATAAAGGTGGCAATGCAGATGTGTTTGCTCATATCAAACTGCTTTTTGAAAAAGCAGAAGTGAAGATTATGAAAGGTGTCTGGGAGATACCTGGATACTTCAGCTTCACTGATGCTAGTGGTATAAAGCGTGAGATTCGGTATGCTAAGAAAAATTTGTTTGAACTTGGTGAATATTACATTTGTCCTGGTTCAGTGGTGTATGCAATTACTAAGGATAACCAAGACCTCGCCGATATTGCAGTCCGTGCAATCACTGGTCTGTACTATCACAATGCTGATATGGAAAAGAATGTCGGTTCTTATCTACCGTTGAAAGTGCAACGGTTTGAAACTGCTGATCGCATCATTGTGCGTATCGAGAAACGAAAAAATTCAATTTGTTTGCGTGATCTTCTTGCACACCAAGGTGGTAAACTTGATCCAAAACACGTAGCATGGATCACATCTCGCCTTTACAACATTGCCTGTTATTTGCAAATTAGCGGTTTGACTCACAATGATATTGCAATTGACAGTTTGTATATCGAACCATCCGAACATACTGTTTCTTTGATTGGTGGATGGTGGTATTCACGTAAAGTAGGTGAAAAACTTGTTGCAGCAGCAAGTAATACTGTTAAGAGTATCCCGTCTGATATTCTTAGCAAAAAGATCGCTGATCCGCGCATTGATCTCGATTTGATTCGAAGTGTAGGTAGGGTCTTGTTAGGTGATTCTATTGGCAACAAACTTATCCTTGATAAGTCACTACCTAATGCACTTGTTACTTGGTATCGCAGTGCCTCTCATGGTGAAGCAATCAAAGATTACCGCGTTTGGCAAGAAAAAGTACTCATTGATAGTTTTGGAGTACGCAAATTTGTTCCTTTCGATGTTTCTTTCAACGATGTTTATCCTAAATAGAGGAGATTAAAATGGGTGGTTCTTCATGGAATCCAACTGATTGGAAAGATTATTCAACGAAGACGTCGAGTGCACCAAAAGGTGTTCACT